TTGAATTAAAATATAAAGCACCAGTAACTAAAGCATTACCATCATTGTCTACTGACGGATTAGAAGTTTTACTTCCTAAGTATCTGTCATCAAAAGTATCATAAGCAGCAGCAGCAGAAGCAGCAGATGTTGCTGCGGCAGTAGCAGAATTAGAAGCATTAGTTGCAGAGGTTGCTGAAGCGGTAGCAGAATTACTTGAGTTAGTAGCGGAATTTGCCGCATTAGTTTCACTTGTAGAAGCGTTAGAAGCTGAAGTGGCTGCGTTAGTAGCACTGGTACTTGCTGCGGTAGCCTGGTTAGTAGCTGTGGTAGCAGAACCAGCAGCTGCGGTTTCAGAACTGGCAGCGTTTGTTTCACTGGTTGATGCAGCACTAGCACTGTTTGCAGCAGCGGTAGCACTTGTAGCTGATGCAGTAGCACTATTAGCAGAATTTGTAGCTTGGGTAGAAGCTGTTGTTGCACTTGTTGCAGCGTTAGTTTCTGAAGTTTCAGCATTTGTCTTGGCTGTTTCAGCCGCTGTCTTTGCAGTTTCAGCAGCTGTTTGAGCTGTTTCGGCTGCTGTTTGTGCTGTCTGTGCGTCTGTTTCAGATGATGCCGCAGCAGTTGCACTAGTAGCAGAAGCAGTTGCAGAGTTAGCAGCAGCTGTAGCTGATGACGCCGCATTAGTGGCTGATGTAGTTGCAGCAGCAGCATCGACTAATAAGCTCCATTTAGCACTATCAGTATTTGTTGTAAGAGGTTGTGAGCCAGAACTAGTGTGAGCTGTTAAGGCTATAAAAATATTATTAGTAGAGGTATCTTTAACAATATCTCTAATAGCATAAGTTGTAGACGCACCCCAATTTCCTTTAACTGTTCCTAGCTCCTGGGTAACTGAAATTTCACCAGAGCTATCAAAGGCTAAGATTTTAGAAGCTCTTTCTGTAGCACCAACTGTAAATTCAGTTGATGTCATAGTGTTAGTTCTAGAAAGTTTTATAGCTCTATCAAGTTCTTCTTGTACTTCTTGTACCTGGAGGGTGAGTTTATCTAGAGCAGATTCATGTGAGGCACTAGGGAAGGGGTCGTTCTCAACATAGTCTGTACCTTGTGTTAAATTCGTATCTCTTATTAAAATTACAGTTTCACCATTTGCTGGAATATTACCAGATGTAAATGTCACTGTTCCAGATCCAGAGCTGTCTGAAATATTATAATGAGAGCTAAGAGTTTTTACAGTTTCTGTTCCAGTAGAACTTCTGATTATTACTTTTAACTCTGCTGTTGTGTTAATTAAAAAATCATAAGTAAATGCAGCGGTGCTACCATTACCATTATAACTTTTTTTAACTGTCGTACTTGATACTGTCATTTATTAATCTCCAAATGCAACAGAGTTAATATCTCCGTTTAACATATATTCCTTCCTTTTTTTGTGTATTTCATATTCATCATAAAATTCATTTTTAAATGCATTATTAAATGCTTCATCGTAATAATCTTTTTTAATAGCTAGTAATAAATTCTTTTTTTCTTTGTTATTAGCTTTTTGGTATGTTCTTGAAAAAATTAAAGATTCTATTGCTGTTTCAAAATCTTCCCCATTGATAAAGGTTTCGTTAGTTGCTTGATTTATTAAAAAGTAATTTTGTTCTGGTGTTAGTTTCATTCCATCATAGCGAGAGTTATCTAACGCTAATGGATTGCCTAGTCTTACAACCTCGTATGGTATTTCATCTCTACCATTAGCAATAGTCAATGGCATAACAAAATTCCATGCCTTTTCACCAACAGTCAATCCATAGTTTTTAGATATTTCATTTCCAAAAGCATCTAATACTGGATATGTATCATTTGGAACTCCAGGTAATATACTGATTACTTTATTTATTCCTTTATGGATCGTCATTACTGAATCAAATTTAGTAGGCAATCCGTAAAATTGATTGATGACTGGTTGTCCATCTTCATTTAAAAGTACATTCCCATCATCATCAAAAACAAATTCATTTTCATCTACCTCAAAAGCATAGGAATAATCTTTAACAGTTCCATCCATAGCTCTATCTACACCCTTGACCATTGCTGAAAATGGAACAAAAGAACCAAGTACAGTTTCAGAAAATTCAGAAAAATTAGCATACGTTCCGTCAAATATTTTTGCTAAAGATGCAACACTTTGTATGTAAGGTTGTTCTTTAAAAGTATCGTAGGTTGTACCCACCCATGCCATCAAAAGATTATCTCTTGCTTTTGGATCTTTTGTTCTTGCGAGTTTTTCCCACATAGTTGCAGATGTTCCAAGTAAAGCACCAATAGGCTCAAATCCCATATAGCTTATATATTTATGATTTCCAGTTGGTAATCCTCTGTCATCGAATAAAGCAACACCCTCTGGTAGATTTGGATCTTTATAAACAAAACTAAAAGGTTGCCAGCCTAAATCTCTTAGTGCATCTCGTTGTTCTTTATCTGCTGGTGCTGCTCCAGTTATGTATCCTTGGCTGTAAAGATAGCTTGTATAGGCATAGGTACTAGCAGTTACAGACATTTTTGCCATAACGCTTTGTCTATATTTAGTATCTCTCCAAAATTTATTTTTATTAATGCCTGGAAATGCTTCAACACCATGATATTTCATAAAGGTTTTAAAAATATTTATAGGTGTTTTTACAAATGGCATAATAAGTTTCATGCCAGGCACATCTTGTAAGGCTTGTATTTTTTTACCTACAAGTCCTAAATCATTTTGAAAAACAACTTCTTGTACTGCTTCTTTTAAATCAGCTTTTCTATTAGTGGGAATATCTCCATCAATAACTTTTTGTGCTTCATCTAAAGCTAATTGATTTATTTCTCCCTCTGTTTTTCCAGAGCCTTTATATTTATCTATTGTTTCTTGATAAACATCGTAAGCTATTTCTCTTTTGTTTGCACCATGTGCAATATTTTTTAAAAACTCGTCTTGCCATAACATTAATTTAAAAGGTAAACCAGACGCTTTACCAATATAATCTACAGCTTTGCCACCAGTACCAGTTAATCCTAAATATTCACTAGAAAATTTTGGTGATTTAGATACTTCAAATCTTTGTGTTGCATCACTGGGTGTACCAGTTTTAAAAGCATAGTTAGCCATTTTAAATGCTTCACTAATACTTTCGATGTATCCTTGAATGTAAGCAAAGGCTTTTCCAAAATCATCACCTTTTGTATTATCACCCCAATATTCACCTGGCATTAAATCTCTGTTGTGTAAAGACCTAACTTTGTAAATACCTTTTTTTCCAGTATTTATAATAGGATTAATTACGACTTTTTGTAAAACTTCATTAGGTATTCTTAATGCAGCTCCTATAATTTTTTCTGGTACTTTAACAGCAGAATAAATAGCTGATCCAAAAAAATTTCTAAATAAAGTTCTGGTACTCCATAGTAAGCCACCTTGGTATAATTCTTCTACCGCTTCAATAGTTCTTACTCCCCATGCTTTTTCAGCAATTTTATCACCAGCTATTTGACCATTCTTATTTACAGCATCTAAATATCTTTCAGCCAAATGTTGCGTTGTATCAGCACCACCATTTTCTTTTAATATTTCTTTGGTGTATTCACCAACATTTGTGTAGGCACCTAAAGAGCCAGGTGTTTCTATAGGTATTTTGAAAGCATTTAATGATCGAGCAACCTCTGACTGCATACCTTTAAATTTATGTTGAAATGCAGAGTGCATAGCCATACTTCTTCTAAAATCTAAAAGAAGCTGTTCATCAATGATTCCTTTAGCTTTTTGATCTACCACTTTTTTAGCTAAGATATTTAATTGATTTGCACTATCTGTTAGTACATATCTAGCAGCTGTAATTTGTGTTGATAAAGGTACGCTTGGATCAAATAAATCGGTGTTTTTAATATTTTTAATCCAGTCATAACCTTCTGCTTTATTTTTGGTTTCATCAAAACTTACAGATTTATTTTTTTTTAATCTTTCAGCTGTTGAATTTAAAACTTTTTTTATACCATCATTATCTTCGATATATTTAAAATTTATATATCCAGTATTTTCTGGTGTTGCATTATTGATGTCATTTAAGACACCCATATTGCTTAAATCAGCGTCATCTCTATAAATATTATCTTCAATTTGTGTTATAGATTCATCAAGTTTTTGTTCTTCTTTTAAGATTTGTTCTTGTTTTATATTTTCATCTTTAAAGATTTGTTCTTGTTTTTTATTTTGATCTAAAATATTTTTTGGCTTTGGTTTTATCTTAGTAAAACCACTAGCCATTGAAGCATATAATGGTTGATCTTCTTCTGGCGTGGAGGGTGCCATCTCGGTGACACCACCAGTTTGTGATAATTTAATATCATTTAATAATGATTCTTGATCTTGCAAAGCCATTGATTTTATTGAGATTTTAACAAAGCGTAGAGCCGCAATGTTATCTCACCCTATATTATTTTTTGTAGTTTTTGTAGTTATTTTTAAACTAATGCAGTATTTTTTTCTTGTTGATCTTCTACTTGTGCAATCGGCACGCCTTCGGTTAAAATTTCTTTTTTCATGTTTGGTGTAAATAACATCATTGGAACTTTATTTGAACTATCGACACCTATTTCTAATCCAAAATCATTAATTAACCACTCGTTAATGTATGAGTCTATATCACTACCAAGTTCTTTTTGTAACTCGTCAAATGACATATTAGCGTAGGTAGCTTCATTAAGATCATCTCGTAAATATAATTGAAATTCTTTTTGTAAATATTTATTTTCTTTTGTTATTCTATAAACATCTTGAATTGTTTCTGCTTCTCTTAATCTAGTATTTTGATAATTAAATGTGGCATCAACATCAAAAGAAACGCTACCTTCATCTTGTTTACCAATAGATGCTTCATCTATTTTAGCTCCATATTTCTTACCAAACTTATTTGTAAACTTAACTAAAGTATTATCATAAAATACTTTTAAATTATCTTGACCAGGATATCTGGCAGCTTGCATATCACCAGAAGTAAGAGCTATACCATCATAGTCATTATCTACTGCGTACTTAATTAATCGCTTCATTGTAAGTTCGTGCCAGTTCTTTTTAAATGGTGCGTCTGCAACTAGATTAGGTAGCATAAATACATTATCTCTTTTTTGCATTAAAATATTAATCATCCTATCGTCATAATAAATTTCTTCACTATAATTATCACCATATATTTCTTTTAATTCTTTTTCTCTTAAATTTATTTCATTTTGAATTTTTTTCTTTGCATCAGAAGTATAACCTTCTTTTCTACCAGTTTGGTGTAAATCAGATTGTATTTCTTCTATGAATAAAATTTTCTTATTGTCTATTATTCTGTCATTAAATCTTGCATGAGCTATAAGATTTTCTCCAGCATTAACTGAACCATTATAATGATGCTTTGTATAAACTTGAGGTGAACCTGGTACTGTAATTAACATTTCCTTGTAGTTTTCTCCTCCAGGAGTTACATAACTTTCAAACATAGCTGGTTTTTTATCTGGGGTTAGTTGGTAAATGCCATATCGTTCTTCTAAAAATGTTTCAATAAAATCGTCTTCTAACATTTCGTTTTCAGATATGTTATCATTTATGTAGAACTCATCTAATTCATCATAAATTTCTTGATTATTTTTAACAATTAATTTTGCATCATCATAAGAATTTGCATTTAATAATTCTTCTGGAATATCCATACCTTTTTCATCACCTGGTATAAATAAATCGCTTTTATTATTTGCAGCTTGAGATCCTTCTAAAATTTCATCTTTAACTTTTGTGGTTAAAGAATTATCAGCAATAAAATCATCTAGCTGTTCTTTAGTGACACTTGGATTATCTTTTAAAAATGTATCTAAACCTAAATCTTGTATCTCTGATTGTTTAATACCAGCAGTATTATTAAGTGTAGCCAGGATCTGATTACCTGGTTGTTGTTTAAATTTAAAATTAGATATAGTTTTTTCTACATTAGAGTAAAAAGGTTTTTCTGATGTAACTAATTCATCAGCTTGTTTTATAACTTGACCAGAACTATCTACAGCTACAGCTGGTGTTATTGGTTTATTAGATGTAGCGGCAGCTCCTAGTGATTTAATTTCTTGTACTTCGTGACCATCTCCTAATATTTTACTAAGTTCGTCAGCTTCTTCTTTTGTAGCAAAAGAGGCTATAGTAATTCCATTTTTATCTTGAACTTTAAAATCACCATTGATGCCATTATCTTTTTCAATGCTGTATCCTAATTTCTTAGATAATTCCGTTCTGCCTTCTTTGTTATATTTTAATTTTTTCATAAAATTATAAAGTGTTTTTGTTTTGCTTATTGTCTTAATTGTAAGACCCAAACCTAATCCAACTGGTGCATTACCAGCAGCATTTTTAAGTTTTCTTTCTAACGCAGTGTCATCATCATTAGCCGCTAAACTTTCTCTAAGAATATTTAAAACAGTTCCAGATTCTTCACCAAAACCAAAACCTTCTAGCATATTTAAAAGATTTACATCGTCTTTTTTTTGTGTGGCTCCAGCAAATTCTACACCTAGCTCTGCTAATACAGCTTTTATAATTGGTGCTTTTTTTAATTTACTGACATTACCTAATACATCATAAATTTTCTTACCGCCTAATCCATATTGTAAAATATATTCAAACATGGGAGCTGGAGAAAATTCTTGATTTTCATATTGTATAGCGTCAGCAGATGCAACGCTTTGTGATATTTCTTGCCAACCTTCTTTTAAATTACCATCTTCATTAAATGGATGATTTTCTGCACCAGGTTGAAAATCTTCCCTCATATTCAAAAAACCATTTTTAATTTCTTCGTTAGTCACATTTAAAGTAATGTTTCCTTTACGAAATATTCTAGCCTGGTCATCAAACAATTCTCTAATTTGACCACCAGTAATAAGTCTTGATCCTTGTTCTAAAAAATCACTAAAAGCTAATCCAGCTTTTTCTAATGATTTATACCAATCTCCTTTTGTAGATGACATAGACCATTTTTTTATTCCACCTAACATACTAGGTATTTTTTCAAGCATCTCTTGGCTAACTTCTTGATTATTATCTACAGCCTGTTTTATTTCATTAATTTCCTCTGATGGTACTTCTGAAATTAAATGGGATATATCATTGTCATCAACCCCTAACATTGTTTTTGTACCTGTATCCCAATTAAAAACTGCATTTATTTCTTTATAGTTTTTACTTGGTAGTCCTTTTTGTAATTCTGAATAAATAGGATCTTGTATATTTTCACTTTTTTGTATGTTTTGTTCTATTTCGTTCATTGAGTAATTCTCTTTTGTAATTGTGAAATTTTATTCAAAATAATTTGTTTATTTTTAAGTAAACTAGTTACTGCTCTATATTTTTTAACTGGTATCTCTACGCCATTAACTGTAAAATTTAAATCACCTTCTTTTACTTTTGCAAAAGCTGTATTTAAATCTTTAACAGTTTTATTAAAATCATTAAAGTCTACAAACGCTGAACTTATATCATTACTAGACAGATCTAAAATTACATTAGATTTTAATGTTTCTATCATATTTTTAATACTTTGATTTATTATTCGTTTTTTCTCTATTTCAAATTCAGTGGTTCCAACTTTACCTTTATTAGTAAAAATATAATTTCTCATTTCACTTTCAGCAGCAGCAATTTCACCAGTCACTAAATTAATTAATTCATCGTCATCTCTATCAAGCTGTTGTTCTAATATTCCTAAATTTGTAAGTAAATCATTTACAATAAAACTTTTTTCTTCACCTATATTTCCATCAATAACATTTATTAATTTATCAAAATCTGATCTTGTTAAATTTTCTGAAGCATTAAAAACGTCATCTATGGTTAAAGTATTTAATATTCCTTCTTTTTGTAATTTACTCATAACAGTTTGATTTGTAATCGTGCTAAATATTTGCTCGCCATTAGCATAACTTTCAGCTTTTTCTATTGTTTCAGCTGTCACATATTCTTCATCTAAGTTTTTTAATTTTTTAAGTTCTTGTTGTCTGTATTCTAAATTATCTATATCATTAACATCACCTAAGATAATATTTCTTAAATATTTATTAGCGAGTTTTTTTGTTTGTTTATCAACATGAGTATCAATAGTATTAAGATCTTTTAAAATATTTACTTTGTCGTTTGCAGCTGCTGATAAAATTTTATTCATAGCTTCTGGATCATCTAACTTATTAAATAGTGTTAAGTCTAAACCATTACTTAATGAATTTTCAATAGTAAGACCATCGGTTAGTAAAGTTTGACTTGTTAATAGTATCTCTGTTGCTGAAAGTTCTTTTGTGACAGTCATCCAATGATTGTATGCAGCTTCATAATAAAAATCTTTTTTAGTATCTTCATAAGTTTTTGCAGAAATATTAAATTTTATACCTTCAAGTTTTTTTTCAAATTCAGCTATTTTTAAAATATATTCTGTAGCTAATTCATCACCACTATAACTTTTATGTAATTGAGATATGTCTTGACCTATATCGTTAATACTGTTCATAGTGGTAATAACATGGTTTTGTTCTATTCTTGTATTTGATTCTTTTAAAACTCTGCTCTGTGTGGTTAAAAACTCTAATGTAAATGATGATGTAATAGAATCTCTAAGACTGGTGCTTTTTACATTTTTATTATTAAGAATATTTTTATTTATAATTTGATCTCTTTTTTTTATTAAAGAATTATTAAATTCATCTGGTTCAATATTAGACATATAAAGTTCTTGTTCGTATTCATTTAATTCTTGTTTTGATTGTAATATAATTTTATTTGATAAAGTTTTATCTCTTTGGTCTTGTAGTGCTATCGCATATTCAGCTATGGCATTTCCAGTATTTGTTGCAGTTTTTGCAAGCATAGCATAAGGAACTGTTAGTTGATTACTTAACTGAAAGTTAGGTTTGACATTAGGGTTGGCTGCTAATCTACCGCCAGTAATTTGATTTATGTCTGGAATTTTAACCATAATATTTATTGTATGCTCCGTATGAAGAGGCAGCACCACTTAGTAAGCTGCTGACTGCCTGTGTTCTTGCTGCAAAAGCCTGGCTCTGACCAGTCATCAAAGCTATATCGCCTTGCATCCTTTCCAGGTTCGCTGATTCACTTGCATTTCTTTTTCCAAGTTCTGCATTGTAAGCAATAGTTTTTTCTTCAAAAGTTGCTTGTTCAGCATTATTTCTTAATACATCCATTGGTGTACCTTGATCTAAAACAACACCACTTTTTAAATATGCTATTTTTGTTCTTGATTGTAATTTTTCAAATTGGTTTTTAAAATTTTTTATATCTTGATCTTTTTGTCTTTCAATTAATATGGCATCTTGTTCGCTAAGATCAGCTCTGTAATCATGAATTTTTTTATTATACTCGCCAGTTTGTTGAGCTGCTTTGGCTTGTGCCATGCTAGCACTAGCTGCTACGACAGCAGATGCAGCTGTTGCTGCTATTGCTAAAGGTGACATTATATTACTCTCGCATATCTCATGTAATCTTGTTCCATGTAATCATATTTTTTCATTAATCCCTCTGGTTCCATTCCTAAAAATTTTGCAAATCGATGACCATCATCAAAGCTGTGTAATACTGCTGTTTGCAAACGATGGATGTCGTTTTTTTCTATTAAGTAGTTAGTATATTTTTTTATAGTCCTGGCAGTTTCTATTGGATATTTATTTATGTGATGGGAAGCTATAACCCATCCTTCATAACAACCTTGCCAATATTTTATGATACCACCGCATACAATCGGTCTGTTTTCTTTAACACCAGTGAAACAATCATCGACTTCTAAATTATCTATAAAAGATAAACTTTTTTGATTACCAATAAGCATATTGTTAATGTCTTGAAAAACAACATATCCATGTTCTTTTATAAATGGTCTAATTTCCATTATCCGTCATAAGTATTGAGCTGCGGATATAAAGCAGTCACAGTTAAAGGAAGAGGTTGTGTTTGTTTTACAAATACAAACCCATCGGTTTCATAGTCAGAGTTAAATTCAATTTGTTTATCTCCGCTAAATAAACTAACCGCTTGATCCATAGCCATAGAGGAATCTCTAAAAGGTATTATGTCTGTGTTGTCTGCTTGACTTCCTACTTCAGCTCCCACTGTTTCGAATAGCCTTATTGTTAATTCTTGTATTCTTTTTGTTTTACCTTGTGCTGATCCATCGGCACTACCACTTTCTATTCTCATTGTTTGTAGACTAGAAGTATAAGGTAATCCGACTGTTATTTTTGTAGCTGACCTATCTAATGTAATAGATCCATTACTCACAGTTTTGTTTGCATGAGTAGCTCCGTTAGCCAGGATAGAAACTGTTTGACCTTCTAAATGATCTAGACCAGAAACAGAAGTCACTGCTGATCCAGAATATTGCAAGGCACTATCTAAGAACCAGGCATCCTCAATTACAGAAGAATAATCAAATGGTTTTAAAAATTCCACATATCTGCGTGTAGCACCATTGACTGTTCTTTTTACAATCATATACAAAGTATCTTCACCTTGTGATGCAGCAGTAGAGTTAGATATAGCAGCCACACTTTCTACGACAGCAGTACCACTATTAAAAGCACCACCCAAAATATGTCGGTGCCAGGCAACCACTTGTTCTGATCTTTGATACGTCATAGCACAAAGAACGCCATCGGATCTTACAACCCACACAATGCTGTCTGGTTCTTGTTGATAAGTCCATTGTGTAAATCCAGTTGCTACACCAGATCCACCTATATGTTCTGATAATATAGTTAGGTCTGGAGCTATGTATCCATCAGTGTCATAGTCATAAGTTAGTTCACGAACTTTTTTACCAGCTCGTTGTACAAATAAAATTTTATTACCAGCAATTAAAGCATCTACATCAGAGGTACCATATCCAGCTTGTCTTTTAATTTGTATATTAGTTGGTGTAATAGGCTCTGCACTGGATGATGCGGTAGCTATAAACTCACCACTAGATGTACCTAAGACTAAAGTTCTTAAACCTTTAATATATTTAATGGCATTAACCTGGTCGGAACCAATCGTAAACTTCATACCATCAGTAGCATTAGTGCCAGTAGTCATGTTTTCAAAATCACCAGATTGAGAAAAAAATATTGTTTGAGGATTAGCAGTTGTTGCTGCAAAAACTAATCGTTGTTCAAAGAAGGTGACACAAGAAGGATGACCAGTAGTATCTGAAAAAGCACCTAATTGAAAAGAAGCTGTAGCATCTGTATTGGCAAAAGCTGTTGTAATAGTACAAACAACTACAGTAGAGTTTGTCCTGGCTGTTATTGTAGCAACACCAGAATTAAATTTTATAGATCTACCGACATCTGTTGTAAGCCATCCCTGGTCATTGTTAATACCAGTAGTTGCAGAGGCTGTTATATTTACATTTGTGCCAGTAGAGGCAGAAGCTGGGGTGAGGGTAGTAGTAGTAGTGTTTGGATCTAAGAAAGCATCTCCGTCAAAATTTATTTCATCAAGGCTCCAGGTTGTATGACCAGTTCGTGATAACTTTGATGCTTCGTGAGAAGGATGACACAAAAACATTACATCTGCTGACTGTGCAAACTTTAAATCAAAAACTTGTGACGATGTATATGGTGTTGTAAGTTCAAAAACTCTACTGACTGTACCACCAGAAGAGTAAGCTGAAAATGCAGAAGAATTAATATTAACACCATCAACATTTTGTAATTCAAAAGTATTAGTTGTTTTGTTAGCTACTAAAAAAGTTTTACCATTAACTTGTGTCATGCCAGCAACACTGGAAATAACAACTGTATCTCCATTGCTGTAGCCATGACTATTAGCTGTTACAACTGCTGGATTAGCCTGGGTAATTCCAGAAATATTTTTGTTTGCTTCTAGAACTTGACCGCCATCTTTGTGAACTCTCATATATAAATTACCAAACTCTAAGACATAAGTTTGTGTTGTTGAAAATTCAAAAGGTATTAGTCTTGTAGCATTAGCAGAAGTTTTAACTTCACTAATAAACTGTGTACCAGGTCTACGAGTAGCACCACCATGAGGATGTACAATCATATTCTCTAAAGTTTTACAACCTTGGTAATATTTTGTTAAATCTGTTCTGCCATCTAATCTTGGTGAAAGTTCACCACCAGTAAAATTAGAAAAAGCAAATGTTGATCTTGGCATTAAACTACCTTTTTATTGATTTTCTTTTTTTTATTTCTTAATTTTGCAAAATCAACTTTTTCCATTTTATTAGGATCACCGCCTAGTTTTGCAATTTTTTTTTGTTTAGATGTAAGAATAGTATTACCCATTATAACCTCGCATTTATAAAGTCACCAGCTTGCAATCTATTATCATCATCTGCTGAACCTTCTGTAGCATCAGCAAACCTTGCTTCTTTTAATTTAGCATCATAAAGACTAAACATTCGATCCATTAAAGTAGAGGATTGGGTGATGGGATAACAAAGTTCTGCCGCTAGCCTGGCACTTATTGTTTCTATTAGTAGTGTGTCGTATTTTGTTGTGTCAGTAATCTTTGCAACATATTGAATTTTTATAGTTGCTTGATTAGTTAATAAATTTCTTCCTTCTATTCTGTAAGTTTCTTCTCCAGATAAATTAGAATTTTCAGTTTTTAAAACTCTTAAACAATCCGCTGGTAATGTGTACTGATAGCTCCATTCAAAATTAGGGGTTTCAGTATTAGCTGCTAAATCAATTCTTTTAATTAAACAGTTCCAGGGATGTGAACGAAAGATGGCATCCCTTACTGGTTCATATCTTTGATTGCATAAGCGACCATTCTTTGAGTTTTCAGTAAGGGAGATAATCGTAGCTCCGCCTAACATATTTAAAGCTGAATTACATATATCTACTGTAGATGCCATCTCTTCTCCTTTTTATTCTACGCTATAGACAACGATACATTTGATGGTGCCAGAAATTGTAGCACCGCCAGTTGTAATCACTACGTCTGTGACAGCAGTTGTTCTATGACCTACACCAGTCATGGTTGCAATGGCTGCACCAGTTGATGAGCCACCTAACATTGACTGAGTTTGACCAGCAACATTCCAAGTGCCAGTGGCTGCAATGAATAAATCATCATCTGCCGCTGTTCCAACTTTAAGTGTTGAAGATCCACCCAATGCATCACATTTAAGAATTAAATCGTGAATTGTTGCATTAGTAGGTATTCTTGCGATTGATATATCTGAACCAGATGCAAGTGAGGATGCTTCGTAAGTACCATGAAATACTCTAAGCTTTCCTCCAGCGAGTTCGCTGTCTACTTTAACAGTAGGAGTTGCGTCTAGATTAGTTAGTTCTGTTCCTTTTACACTAGCCATTTTTTACTCCTATTCATCACAAGCTATTTCGACAACTTTTACTTCTTCCATACGCACAGCTCCGATGCTCATGCAATAGTAAACCTGTGTACTATAACTTTTGTCAGCTCTTTCAGAAATCTTTGCTTGAACGTCTTTACCGATTGCAAGTTTAATTGCATCTTCTGTAAAAGCATAACAAAGTCTGTCGTCTGTATTAGTAGCGTCTAAAGACAATCTGTTAGACATAATGAACTCAAATCCTAGGAAAGAATTAACTTGTCCTTGTGCTAAAGCCTTAACAGTGTTGAAGTCAGATGACTTTACTTCTGTTGTGTTTAACAAGTCTGAAATTTGAGTTGGTGAGCAAACCACATATCTCTTTAAAGATGGGTCAACATCTGCTAAGTCCATTAGTTTTTTTGCTTCTAATAGTTTTGCAACTGTCATTCCATCTGATTGAGATGAACTAAATGGTTTTTGTGAGGAAGGAAGAGCTGTAGATGTTGCTCCACTTACTCCAGTGCTTGCTACTCCGCCTAAAGCTGCAATGATAACATCATCCATAGATCTACCCATAGCAGCAGCCGCAGCTCTTGCATAAGTTGATGTAGGATCAATTAACATTCTTACTTTGTCGGATTCATCGACTAAGTCCGCCCATTCGTAATCTTCGAGGCTGACTCTTCTTCTTGCGTGTGGTACATCGATTTGGGGAGTGTCACCATGTCTTGATGTTCTTTTGATAGCAGCGGTAGAACCGATTTGTTCAAAAAAAGCATTGTTAGCTTGTACACTCTCAATATCAACAGCACCCCTGAGTTTACTTCCCATCGATTGTGACAGTAATTGAACATTGTTCTTATACTGTTCAACGAAAGAAGTTGTAATTTGACTTGACATAAGTCTTTCTCCTTTTTGTGTTGTTATTATAAATGTTCAGACTAGCTACCGATAAAATCGACTTGTCTTGGATTTTAAAACTTTTGGTTTGCTTTCTTTCAAGCTGTCTTTAAAGACCACTATGTGGCTACCTTTATAATCCAGGCATTACTGCCTAGGAATTTATTCTTCGTCTGGATACATCATTTGTCTTAATTCAAAGACATCTTGCACAGCTCTGTCATGGTTTGGATGGTTCTTATCCCAGTAGGGGGAACCAGGCACCATGTGCTGGTCAATCTTTCTTTGTGCTTCGTCTGGCGTAAAGACATTTTCTTGTGGTGCATTGATAGGTTGATCTTCACCTATCATAGACGCTAATTTTACAAAACCTTTAATGAGATCTGGATTGTTTCCTAGAGATGAACCATCTGCCAGGGTAATTCCATCTAACTGTTCTTGTGTAAAAACATTCTGTGCTAATCGCATAGCAGAATTTAATTTACTGTCATAGGCTTTGCCATATTCTTTTCTTAATAAAGCTTCTGTTTCAGCTCGTTGTGTTTCTACATCAACACTAGCATTTGTTTGTGCTTGTTCTTGTGCCTCATTATAAAAACCTACTAGAGCAGATACTTGTTCATTATTAAGACCTAGCTCATAAGCTAATGGTTTAAAACTTGTTATCATATCTGACGCTTCACCTTCGATGACATATTCATCAGCTGACGCTGGTCTACCCATTTTAGAATAAACTTGTTCTGCAAATTGTTTGATATCTTCTGGTGTGGCGTGTTCAGTGGGTACTGCAATTTTGTCTGCTCCAATAAATTTTTGAGCATTAACATAAGATTTTGCTAGACCTGGAATATCTACGATGGTTTTCATCGAAGGATCATTTTTTAAATCGTCTGGAAGTTGATCTCTCCAGTTTATTTCAGTAGGCTCAGACACTGGAACTGGTTGTTCTTGTGCTACCTGGTTTTCTTCTACCATTCTTTTCTCCTTTAATCATATTTTTGAGAAATAGGATAACTGTTCTTTGACCTTCTAAGTAAGCAAGGTTGTTAGTGTTATTATCCATTGTTGTATTATGGATATGAAATCTAAGTTCTAAATCCTCTAATACTTCTGCACCATCTCCCTGTGCAAAAACTTTTTGATATTTTTCTCGTAGCTTTTTAATTTCTTCCATCGTACTCCTTTTGTAATTTAGCAGCACATTCATCGGTACGCCAAGTAGCATCCATTCCAGCGTAAATAGCATCATTTCTTCCAACAAATTCATCTTTTTTGTTGAAGTATCCAACCATAAACATGTATGGATACACTAGTCCAGGCATACGCTTTGACCTTAATACAATATTTGGAAAATTTTTATTTACATACCATGTTCCAAATTGATTTTTAAACCAAATATCCCAATCAGTTGATATTTTACTTTTTTTTGTTTTTATCATTTTTATTTCCTTCCATAGTACTGTGTATGTTTTGGAAGAAATTTTCCAAACCTTCTATAGTCTATGTGTATAAACTATGTGAATTTTGGAAATGATTTTGCAAAAAAAATGGTAATTAATTATTATTTTAAGGCTTCCACCATAGGTGCTGCTTGACCAGCTGCTTTAGCTTGATCTAGTTCTGCTTGTTGCTCCATCATAGCCTGTTGTTGTGCAGCTCTTTCTTCTCTTAGCTCTGCAACTTCTGCTTCTGATTTCATAATCTTAGCTGGAACACCTAATACTTCTTGTGTGTGCTTTACAAACTTATCGACATCTAAATAATCAAACACTGGTGCCATTTGTGATAGTGGAGCTAGCATCTCTAACATTCTAGAAGCTGCTGTTATATCACCAGTTCTTTGTGACCTGGCTAATGGTGAAGTGTATTCGATATCAATGGTTTGACCTTGTAAACTTTCTGGGGGTACTGGGAACATATTCATCTTTAACATAATATTAAAACAACGAGTGATAAGAGGCTGTAGCATTTCTCCTTGTAGTCTACCTAATACTGGAGCTAACATTCTCATCTTCTCTTCGTTTCTTTGTAAAACTTCTGTAGCTGTCATGTTTACTCTTTGAGCTAACAATAATTGATCTACATAAAATGCTTTTCTAATAGCATCTCTTCTTTGTTCTTCGTACTCAACACCGATACCAATGTTGGCATTTGTGTTTAAAGGTTCAATTCGATCTCTTGAACCAGAACGATAAAAATTTAATCCGCCAGGCACAGTTCTAATAGGCAACATAAAACCATCGTCTGGAACGAGAAGAGGGGGGTCGATAACTTTTTGTGCAGCCTTAATTAAAGTTTCTGACATTTTGTTTATCATCTTAATGTCTGGTAGTGCTGTCATGGCTGGTGAACGACCATAAGTTTCGATAGATGACTTTACAAATCTAGGCACTACATAAGGGAACTCATCATAGCCACCTTCACCTAATAGAGTGTTATCTTCTGGATCACAATAAATAGAAGCGAAGGCTTTATTCTTAGCATCTATCTTATTAGGATTCCTATCTTCTCTGGGATAAACAACATGAAGTAAATCTATTTCTTCGTAAGGTTCTGCTTCACTTAGTTTTGTAATCTTTTTAGACACATCACCAAACAAAGACACAGCACCTTTAGCTGACATTTTAAATTTTCTATAAACTGTATCAACACGACCAAACTCATTTTCTTGAATATAGATTTCAGAAATATGCCTGGTTGAAAATCTTAGAACTTTATCTTCATCTTGTTCAATCATCATACCAGCAGTACCGAATGTTATAAGATCTTGATAGAGTTCGTGTATTTCTTGTTGAAAGTTAGAACGATTAAGAACTATATACATTTGTTTTGTACATTCTTCTAACCATTCCATTGCCTTATCATCAGCATTTAAACCTGGTTCTTTATAATTCATCATAAACCAAGGTGAAGCTGCATTAGTTAGCATTCCATGTAAGGATGAAGCTAACAGTTCAGCAGCATTAATTGCAGAACTATCAAATACTCTTTCAGTTCTTTTCTCACCTTTACTAAATTTAGTAACGATATCCGCTCTTCTAGGTAGCACATAATCAGCAATTTCTTGCCAGTGTGTTTCCCAAGTTCCTCTAGCTGATTTTAATTTAGAAAATCTTCTTACTAATTCTTGTGTATTAATCATTAACTATCACCTAAATTTTGTTTTGATCCACCTAACAACAAACTAGGCACGCTATAAGGATCATCTTTATAACCTTGTCTTTTTCTTGCTAAGATACTTTGTGCTGTAATTTTTTTTTCTTTTGGTTTTTTAACTAAACCTTTAACAATACTACCAACAGCACCGCCTTTTTCTATAAAGCTAGGAACGATACCTTTTACTTTTTTTGTTTCTGGTAAGTATTGTCTATAGTCTGTGGTTTTTTTACCTGGTGCAGTGCTAATACCTTCTCTTAAATATGAATCATCTGCTTTACCACCAAACACAGCTCTGCTCGCATCTCCTATAAGCTCACCGCCTGTTGGTGCAGATGAAATAATTTTTCCAGTGTAGTCTGCTGCTGTAGCTCCAGTCTTTGTTACTGTCATTTTTTTTCCTGTTGCTGGATCTATTCTTTTAAGTCCTTTAACAGTTCCAGTTGTTTCTACAAACTGTATTCCACGACCACGATTAGCAGCTTCTTCTAGTTCTTTTTCTCTCTTCTTAGAGATCTCACCCCCAGTCATGATGTTTGACATTAAATCTTGTGTTTTAATTTTTCTATCTTGTTTTTGTGATGCTGTTGGTGCTGACATGATTATCCTAATAAAGTTTTGTATCCTAAGTTTGCTGGTTCATTAACACCAGTAACGGATGTCAATAAAGTACCGCCTTTACCTTTTCTCTTAGATTTTTTACCTTCATCTCCTGGTTGTGTTGTTTCTGCCATACCTTCAGATATAGATTTTGACATTTCTACTATTGGAGGTGTTGGTAAAGGTGCTTCTTTTATTTTTTCTAAAGTAGATTCTATTGGCATTACTGGCTTACTTTTCGATCTTAAAAATCCCATATTTTTATCCTAATAATGTTTTTGTGTTAATATTTGCTTCTGTTTCATCACCCATCATTGATGTTAAGATGGTAGAAGTTCTTCCTTTTTTCTTTTTCGTTTTTTTTGCTTGCTCTTCACCAGCATCAATTACATCTTTATCAGATTCATCTGGTGTATCTGGTAAGGGTGGTACCTCTGGTATTGGTGGTGGTGGTGTTATTTTTGGTCTTAAAAATCCCATTTAATTTGCTCCGAATACTTGATAATCATTTTCTGCTTTTAGTTGAGGTGCTTGTTTTCCTTTTGTACCTTCTGTTAAAGAAACAGCTGCTACTCTGAGGCTGTCACAAATATGTGAACTCCAATCATGTACTGGCTTGCTAAATAATTTATTATTAACATTCCATTTACGATGGTAATGACGAAGTGCATCTATGACTATCTCACATTGTTTTTGGTCAAAATAACTTCTTGATAACAACATGGATGTCATGTGGATACCTTCTTCTACAGATAGTTTCGGTGCAACCTTAAACCGAATACCTAACTGATAAGCAACTTCTCTTCTGGTCATGCCATTAGAAAAATCGTGTTGTTCTATATCATGGGGTGCAAAATGCTCTCCATAAACATATTCTCTATTTTTTATATCTTTAATAAAATAGGGTAGACCTTCACCACTTTGAACCAGGCTATCTATAAAATAGATTTGTCTGCCTATCTCTTGAAAGAATATTATACTGGTACTATCACTATAGCCTATATCCCAGGCTGTATGTACTGGATACCCAGGGTCATAACTAATATTAGTAATGTTTCCTTGTGCGTCTAACTTATCTATTATTTTTCCGTATATGGTACCAGAGATAGAAGCAGAGAAGTCACATTCAAACTCTTGACGATACTCTTCTTCCGTCATATTTTTCTTTAACTGGTTAAGTTCAAACTCATCTATAATACCAGTTTCGCTTGCTTTAAAGACCTTACAGTACCATGCTGGGTCTGCGTTAGCCTTCTTATACAAGTCATACAAATAATTTCTTGTTGATAACGGAGTTCCAATAAATAAACATTTGCCTTTACGATCTGATAGAGCTGGAAGAATTACTTTAGGAAAGACTTCTTCGTCAATCAGCTGCACTTCATCCATCACTACAAGATCATAATAATTACCACGCAGTGCATCTGGATTAGCATCGATACCATAAAGGGTTATCCTGGCACCATTGGGAAAGTCACATCGCAGTTCAGTTTCATTGTATTTGATGCCAGGAATTTCTTTTGTAAATTGTTTGATGTAATCCCAGGCTATCGACTTAGCTTGTCGAAAGGTCGGAGCTACATAAGCCATTCTAATATTTGGCATGGTATGCGTGAAGGCATACTTAATCATGTGATTAATTCCAGCCATACTTTTACCACCTCGTCTGTGCATTATGACAACGCTAAATCTAAAGTTCTCCAAGGCATCATGGATTTCTCTTTGTGGTTGTCGAGGCGAGTAGGGTATTAAAATCTGTTTTGCATTTGCCATTAATGAACTGTCTTTGATAATGGATTTTGACCTGGCATTGTTGAGAATAAACCCAACAGTGAATTAAGATTATTTATAAATTCTATTTGTTCTTCTTTGCTTTGAAACTTTGTAAACTCTATAGTAACTTTTAAGTTTTTATCATCGTAGTAGATAATGGATTGAATTTCGTTCATGTGTGTGTGAGTGTCTAATTTGGGATATATATATATAATCTACGTGCCAGGTGGTTTTGGGGGGTACCCCCCTCGCACTTTTTGCAGAAAAACATTATATATCAACGATAAATATTATTACGAGCTACGCTACGCCAGGCATATCGGTTATGACAACTGATCCAAACCTAGTAAACTCAACAAAAATAAATAAATAACCACAACATAACCACAAATGTACTCGCACCTCATGTCGTGTGCGTGGAACCATCCGCTTCCTCTGTTAATATTGGGTCTTTACTTGCCTTCATATCCCATCCAACAGTATAATGCACTCCTCCTTTATGCTCATTCACAACCTTGTCGTTATACTGAGGTAGTATCTTAGAAGCTATCCATCGTAGGTGTGTGAGCTTCGTGTTCAACAATGTAATATCTAAGTGTGTCTTGTCTTTAGTAGTAGTTAGCTTTTCCATCTCTTCAAAGCCTTTGTCGAGATTAGTTAAAGCTCCATTCATTCTAGCCTGGGTGATACTGTCATTAAACTTGTCATCCTTTGACATCCATTCATACACTGTCGTTAGGCTCGGAAACTCTGGTGATGAACAGATCTTGCTTAGTGGTATCCCATTCATCAAGTTTACTTTGATGTCGCTCTTCAATATATCTTTTGATCTGTTCTTCGCTATAGCTTTGGAATTGTTTAAGTTTTGAATAGGCTTTGATTTTACCATCTAATGTTTTAGCTCCAGTAGACATACCACCATGATACTTGCATCGACCATTAGCCAAGGCTTTAGCCTGGCATGGATTACCATCATACTTACGAGCTGCACCACAATGTATCTTGCGTGATGGTCGTCCTACCATGTAATGAATTTCATACAGACTGAATCCAGTCTATTACAATCTATATACAATATTGTAGTCTTTGTCGAATATTTTTTTCGTCATTAACAACAAAGGTCATCATGAATAAATTGTTTTTACACTTCTTTGCTAATGTAGATCTGTGTTTACCAAACAAATACTCCATCTTCTTCCAAGGTAATTTGTTAGCACGCATCCACAGCATCTTGCGTTCATCTTCATCTTTCACATAAGCTATCAAGTCATGCACTAAAGATAATCGAGATAACTGCTTTCCAGAAGGTGGCGGTAGCTTGATATAAGCCTTATCCCATCCATAAGCGAGCCAATCTTTAGGTATATCAACCCATTGTGCTTTATACTCTTTAGGTTTAATGCTGGGTAATCTCCTGGCAGTTCTCATACTTTCTTCAAACCAACTCCACAAGGTGTAACTATCAATTTCAATAGTAAATCGCTGTAAATTCTTTTCAGCTCTCATTTACCATTACACATCATCTTTGCATAATTTAATGCATCATTATGTGTTTCTTCATCGTTTAATCGATCAATCCAATCTGCATATCTTTCTCTTGATAATTTACGAACCATCAGATTACGATATTTATATTCCATATTCTGATGATAGGTTCTTCCGCTATCGACTACTTCACGATATTTAATAGATTTAATCTTTGCTATGTGCTTCACCATATCTTTTAAATCCACGACATTACTCCTCTCAGTTGATTTATTAGTTAATTCATTAAGTTGATTATTAGTAAATTGGGGGATCAGTGCTGATCTATGTTCCGATCTGTTTTGATCTATGTTCCGATCAGTGCTGATCTCTGTTAAGAACTCAACTGATCTATAATCAATGCTGTAATCGTTAGATCTACCTGGATATCCTTTGACATTACGAACAAGATAACCACAGTCGATTAACTTTTTTATTACTCTTCTATCAGAGATAAGAGATATGTTTGCATCAACTGCAAAGCGTTGTTGAGATGGGAATAATTTTCCAGTTTTGTTATTAGCTCTATCTAAAAGATAGAACATTACTCTGCGTGAAGTATCGTTAAGCCTACAATCAGCATTAACGAACTTTAAGAGTTTCCACTTATTAAGCAGCATT